GGCTCGGCTCGCCCTCGTCGGCCGGTGGGGGGCGGCGCGGCCGCGCGCCACCGAGACTGGTGTGCACGACGGCTACCGCCAGGTGACCATCGTGCACGCCGGTCGCCTGGCGGTGCCCGGCTTCGCCGAGGTGCTCGCCCAGTTCGCTCCGGTGCATGGGGCGTGGCTGTCGGGCCTTGCGCCTAGCGGCTTCATCGCCGAACACATCGACGCCGGGCCGTACTGGGAGCGGTGGCAGTTGCCGTTCACGACGGCTGGCTGCCTGCTCCAGTGCGGCACCCCGGTGCACCACAAGGTCGGCGTGCCGTTCCGGGTGGCGCACCACGACTGGCACAGCGTGGTCAACACCGACGACACCGAACGGGTGGCGCTGGTGATCGACCGTGCCGTGCCGCTGTCCATTCCGTCCGCACCGCTGCAGGTGCGCAACATCGAGGAGGGGCGATGCCTCGTCTGACCGAGACCGTGCATCACGCATCGGGCACCTACGAGGCGGGCGCGGTGCTCGCCGCCGATCACCCGCTGGTGAAGGCCGGGCCGCACCTGTTCGTCGCCGACGAGCCGGTCGCCGCCAAGCCTGCCAAGCCTGCCAAGGTGAAGGCCGAGGGCTGACGTGGCCTACGTCTCGCTCACCGACTTCAAGTCGTGGGTGCGCAACGAGCTCGGTACTGCCGAGGATTCGATCTTGCAGGCTGGCATCGACGCCGCCGTCATCGCCGTGAACGAGCATTGCGGGCGCAGCTTCGACATTGCCGGTTCGCCCTCGGCGCGCTCGTTCGTGCCCGAGTCGTATCGCCTGGTCATCATCGACGACTGCACCAGCGTCACGTCGGTCGTCGAGAACGGCGACACGATCGCTGCCAGCGGCTACCAACTGGAGCCGCTGAACGGTCGCCGCCCGAGCGGCCTGGCGGTGCCGTACGACCAGATCCGGCGCATCTACGGCGACTGGTACATCGACGCCACCGATGAGGGCCGTGCGACGATCGTCGTGACGGCGGCGTGGGGCTGGGCAGTCAGGCCCGCCCCGGTGATCGAGGCAACCAAGATCCTCGCCAAGGACATCCTCATGCAGCGCGACACCCGTAACGGTGTCGCTGCGTTCGGCGAGTTTGGCTCGCTGCGCGTGCGGCTCAACCCGTACGTCGAGGAGCTGCTGAAGCCGTTCGTGAAGGAATCAGCCACGCCGGTCGATGCCATCGGGGTGTTCTGATGGCGACGCTCGACCTGCGTGCCGTGATGACGGCGCTCGCCAACCAGATCGACGCCAACACGTCTCGGGCGCTCGCCTGCTACGACCTGCAACCCGCAACGTTGCCGCAGTTCCCGTGCGCCATCGTGCGCCCCGCTGACCAGTTCGTCGCCTATCACGAATCGTTCGGTGCTGCGCCGCTCGTCGATGTGCAGCTCGAGGTCGCAGTGATGGCGCAAGGGACGAGCGACATCGACAGCCAGATCGCCGTGCTCGACATGCTGTCGGCGGGCGCCGGGATGTCGAACTCGATCATCGACGCCATCAGCGCCGACCGCACGCTCGGCGGCGTCGTCGAGAACACCATCGTCCGCACTGCGTCGGGCCTGTCACGCGCTGGGGCCGATGACGGCTCGGCGGCGGTGATGGCCGTGCTCGCTGTCGGCATCAAGCTCCGGAGGTAGGGCATGCCCGTCTACGCCAATACGTCGGTGTCGGCCGTGGTCGACACGCTCGAACTCGCTGCCTTCGCTCGCACAGTCACCCTCGAGGCGTCTGCCGACGAGATCGACGTGACGACGCTCGCCTCGGGCGGGTGGCGTCAGAAGATCTGCGGGCTCAAGTCGTTCACCGCATCGGCCGATGGCTTTCAGGACTTCGCGACGACCGGTGTCGAGCCGTCGTTCGGTGTCGGCGCGCTCACCGGTCTGGACACGTTCACGATCGCCCCGACGTCGACGGCCACGGCCGGCGATGTGGCCTTCATCGGCCAGGGCCGCCTCGGTGCGAACACGGTGCTGTCCGGTGCTGTCGGCGACGCAGCCGGGTTTACGCTGAACTGGGCGGGCACCGATGTCGTCGCCCGCGGCCTGGTGCTGCACCCGTCGGCGGCTCGCACCGCCACCGGTAGCGGCACCGCTCTGGCGTTCACGTTCCCGACGACCGGGCAGCGGCTCTACGCCACGTTCCACGTACTCAGCGTGACCGGCACCGGTTCGATCGTGTTCACGGTGCAGAGCGACAACGCCGTCGGGTTCCCGTCGGCAACGACGCAGATCACCTCGCAGTCGTTCACTGCGGTCGGGCACCAGTTGGCGAGTGTCGCCGGGCCGATCGCTTCAGAGACGCACATCCGGCTCGGCTGGACGATCACCGGTTTCACGTCGGTCACGTTCGTCGCTGCTGCCGCCACCGCCTGATCTTCACCCCTCGCTCGAAGCCGCCTGATTCTCGGGCGGCTTCGTCGCGTACCCCCATACCAGCACAGAAGGAGCCGTCATGGCCGTCTTCGCTCTCACCAGCGCCACCATCCTGACCGGCACCGCATGGACCGGTACTGCTCCCGGCGGCAGCGCCGCCGCGTCGGGCACGATCACGACGTCGACCGACATCTCGGCGATGGTCACCCAGGTCGAGTTGAGCCTCGAGGCCGAGGAGCTCGACTACACGAACTTCGCTTCGGCCGGTTGGCGCCAGAAGATCGGTGGCCTGCAGATGGGCACCGTGAACCTGACCCTCAACCAGGACTTCGCCGCTTCGCAGGTCGATGCGATCTTCGGTCTCGGTGGCACGCTCGGCTTCGGTTCGACGTCCTCGCTGTATATGGACATCAAGGCGGTGGCGGGCAGCCGAGCAGCGACGAACCCGTCGTACGTGTTGCGGTTCCTGAACCTGGGCTACACCCCGATCAGCAACTCGGTCGGCGAGTTGGCTGTCGTGTCGCTGTCGTTCCCGACGACCGGCGTGGTCACCCGCCTCGCATCCTGATCGTGGCGGCCGGCGGCCAGTCAGGCAGCGGTGTCGGCTTCGAGGCGTCGGCCATCTCGGCGTATCTGCGCAAGTTGGAATCGACGCTCGACGACGATGCTCGGCGGCGCATCATGCGTGCAGCCGGTGGCGACGCCAAGAAGGGCGGCCTGTCGGCGGCAGAGGACACCCTCGGCGCTGACCGGGCCATGTCGAACTTCAAGGGTGGCCGAGTGCCGCTGCGGCTCGGCTACGACGAGGCCGGTTGGCAGTTGTCGATGAATCACCGCCCGTCGGGCGTGTGGTTCCTCGCCGAGCGGGGTCGCAAGGCGTCAGGGTCGATCTACCCACGGGCGAACGGCCGCAAGGCTCGCCGCCCGACCGCTGGCCGGGTGGTGGCGACACCGCAGGGCCCGAGGGCGTCGTCGTCGTACGGGCCGTCCCGTGGTCTGCGGACCTTCACGATCGCCGCTGCGCGTGAGCGCAAGGGCGGCACCGATGGTGCTTGGCGCGCATTGCAGGCCGAGTTCCGACGCATCACCAGGGGGTGACCGATGGCGTTCAGCGACAAGCTCACAGTCGTCATCGACTTCGTCACAGGCCCGGCCCAGTCGGGCCTCGGCAAGATGCGCTCCGAGGTCAAGAAGGCCGAGGGCGCGTTCGGGAAGATGCAGGCCGCTGGCAGTGTGGCGTTCGATGCGGTGAAGGCGAACGCCGCCGAGTTCGCCCTCGCCGCCGGCGGTGCGCTGATCGCCTTCGGCGTGAAGTCGGTCAAGGCGTTCCAGGACACGGCGCTCGCCGCCGGTGCGTTCAGCGACGCCACCGGCCTGGCCGTCGATGAGGCCAGCCGCCTCATCGAGGTCGCTGGCGACATCGGAATCGAAGCCGGGACCGTCGAATCGGCGCTCGGCAAGATGAACAAGACGCTCGGCGCTTCGCCGCAGTTGTTCGCCGACTTGGGCGTTGAGATCGCCAAGACCGACACCGGCGCCACCGACGTGAACGGCACCTTCCTGAACGTCGTCGACCGGCTCAACGCCATCGAGGACCCGGCTGAGCGGGCGCGTGTTGCGTCGCAGTTGCTCGGCAAGGGCTGGCAGGGCATGGCCGAACTGATCGGCCAGGGGTCGACTGCGCTGAAGGCGTCGCTCGCTGGTGTCGCCGACGCCCAGGTGATCGACCCCGACGAACTGAAGAAGGCTCGCGAGTTCCGCGAGCGCATGGACGACCTGAACGACCGACTGCAGGCCGTCAAGATGACCGTCGGCGAGTCTCTCGTTCCGGCGCTGTCTGATGCTGCCGAGACCATCGGCACGGTGACCGACGCGCTCCAAGCGGCCAGCAGCGCCGCCGAGGATCTGACCGGCACCGATCTGGCCGGGTGGGCCAAAAAGCTCACCAGCCCCGTCGATGTCGCCACCTCAGCGATGGACTCGTTCACCGATGCGATCGGGTCCAACGTCTCCGCCACGGATGGAATCAGCTACGCCTGGGACTACTTCACCGGCAACCTCGAGGATGGCACCACCACCATCGAGCACGGCACCGAAGCCGCCGCCGAGATGGCACGGATCTACGGCGAGCGGGTCAGCCCAGCCGTCGACAGGGCGACCACCTTCGTCGAGGACCTCGAGGCGTCCACCGCTGCGCTCGACGACACCTACAGCGCCTTCCTCGGCAAGCTCGATCAGCAGGACGCATGGACCAACTTCTTTGAGAAGATGTACATGTACCACTCGGAGACGGGCCGGTCGGAGCAGGAGACTCGCGACTACGTCCGTGCAATCGCCGAGATGGTGATGGCGCTCGAGGGCGTGCCGCCCGAGACGAAGGCGCAGCTGATCGCCACGCTCGACGCCGGGAACATCGCTGCCGTCGAAAGCCGCTTGAACCAGATTGCCCGCAATCGCATCGTGTCGATTAGCGGCCAGGTGGTCGGCTCCGGTCTGCGCAACGAGATGGAAGGGCGCGCCAACGGCGGCCCGGTCACTGCCGGTACCCCGTACCTCGTCGGCGAGCGTGGCCCCGAGATCGTGGTGCCGGGCCGGAGCGGCACCGTCATCCCGAACAACCGGATCGGTGTCGGCGGCGGCATCAACGTCGCCATCTACCCCAAGACCTTGCCGACCGATCGTGAACTGATCGACCTGGTGACCAACCTGCGTCGCCGCAACGGTGGGGTGATCTGATGCCGGTACCGACGCTCACCGTCGAGGTGGCGTTCTCATCGTCGCCGCTGACGGCTGCGCCGGTGTGGACCGATGTGACCGCCTACGTTCGGCATTCGCCGGGCGTGCGGATCAGCCGTGGACGCCCGAGCGAGTTGTCGACGTTCACCGCCGGGCAGTTGTCGCTGACGCTGGACAACCGTGACAGGCGCTTCGATCCGCTGTACTCGGCCGGGCCGTACTTCGGCAACCTGACGCCACGCAAGCAGATCAGGGTGCGCGCCACGTCGGGCTCGACGTACGAGGTGTTCCGCGGGTTCGTGACCGGCTGGCCGACGCAGTACCCGGTCGCTGGCCGTGATGCGGTGACGACGATCACCGCCTACGACGGGCTCGCGTTCTTGAACGAGATCACCATGCCCGACCAGGTGTATCGCTACAGCAACACCACCGTCGGCTCGTTGTTTCGCTATTTCCGCCAGGCCGACGCCACAGGCTGGTTCGACGCCAAGAACGGCGACGCGCTCTCGCTGTCGACGGGATCGTTCGCCGCGGCGTCGTCGCCGTTGGCGGTCGGCCTGACCAACTCGACACCGGTGGCGTTCGGCGGCTCGACGGCGTTCTCGTCGACTCGGACAACGGTTGCCAATCCGGGTAACGCTTGGTCGATCTCGTTCTGGTTGCAGACGACGACGAAGGGGCCGTCGGCGACGAACTGGATGAGCGTGCTGCACGACCCTCGCGCCATCACTTACAACGTTCGCATCGGCATCGACTCCGGTGGGCTGCTCAAGTTTTCAGGGTTCGACAACATCCCCAACTTTCGTCCGTCGGTCGAATCGACCATTAGCGTGGCTGACGGGTACACCCATCACGTCGCCATTTCCTGCTCATCGGGCGGCACGCCCACGCTCTACATCGACGGCGTGAACCGCTCGGCTGCACAGGTGACGGCATCGACATATACGCCCGTGCTGCACGTCGGCGGCGCCGTTGCATCCGACATCCCCTTCGTCGGCACCATCAGCGACATCGCCTACTTCACGAAGGCGATCAGTGTCGCCGAAGCCGCAGCGATGCAGGCGGTCGGCCGTAACGTGTTCGGCCAGTCGTCACAGTCTCGGGTGACGACGGTGCTCGACGCCGTCGACTGGCCTGCGTCGTGGCGGTCGCTCATCTCGACGACGACCGGCTACACGGAGGGTTACAACTCGACCGACGACAAGGCGCTGAACCAGTTGCAGTTGGCGGCAGCGACCGAGCAGGGGCGCATGTTCGTGCAGAAGGACGGCAACGTCACGATTCACGGCCGGTTCTGGTCGACGTCGGACACCCGTGGCAACACGGTGCAGGCGACGTTCGCCGACGACGGCACCGGCATCGGGTTTCAGTCGTTCGCCGGGTTCGATCCTGGCGACCGGGACGTGGTCAACGATGCGTCGGTGTCGTCGGTATCGACGCCGCAACGGTCGCAGGACGCCACCAGCATCTCCGGCCTCGGCCAGCGGTCGACGTCGGTGACGACGGTCGCCACCGCTACGGGCGCCAAGGCCATCGCCGACGGCATCATCTATCTGCGCAAGACGGCTCGCAGCCGTGCCTTGCCGATCGAGGTGTCGCTGACGGATTCGTCGACGTTCGCCACGCTGCTCGGCTTGGAGATCGGCGACCGCTACCGGGTGAAGCTCACGCCGTTGGCGGTCGGTGGGCAGATCAGCCAGGACTTGCACATCGAGTCGATCGACTGGGACATCGACCAGGCCGAGTGGCGTCTGTCGATCGGCGGCACGCCTGTGCCCGCTGCGGCATGGGCGACCGTCGGCACCACCACCGTCGGCTCGACCGACGTCATCGGTTACTGACACAGGGAGACACTTCATGGCCTATCGGACATGGGCGACCGGTGAGACAATCACCGCGTCGCTGCTGAACGCTCAGTCGCCGACGTTGTGTACGTCGGGATCGAGGCCCACCGGCGGCAACCTCTACGAGGGTGTCATCATCACCGAGACCGACAACGACCGGATTCTGTACTACGACGGCACCAACTGGATCATCCTGATGGAGCCGACGCAGACGTACACGCCGACGCTGACCAACCTGACGCTCGGCAACGGCACACTCACCGGCACCTACCACCGGTCCGACGGCTGGTGCGATTTCGCTGTTTCGGTCACGTTCGGCTCGACGACGACGATGGGCACCGACCCAACGATCGGTCTGCCGGTGGCGGCGAACTTGATCCGCGAGAACGAACTGTCGGTGGCGATGATCGACGTGTCGCCCGTCAACCGGTACACCGGCCACAACATCGCTAGCGCCGGCGGCGGCAGCACTGTGGTGGTGCAGGCGCTTTCTGCTGGCGCCAACGTGTTCGCTGCGTCGATTACCGCCACGGTGCCGATGACGTGGACAACCGGTGACGTGCTGTACGTGACTGGCCGCTACCGGATGAACACAAGGTACCTGTGATGCCCACCATCACCCCCCGCACCGACGTCGGCCTGCCCGCCCGGGTGACGAACACCAACCGCATCACCGCTCGGCGGGCGCTGGCCCGCAACCTCGGCATGATCGTGGTCCACTACACCGGCAACGCCCGGTCGTACGCCTCGGCCGACCTCGCCAAGTCGGTGCAGTCGATCCACCGGTGGCGCGCCAACGAGTACAACTACGTGATCCACGCCGACGGCCGCATCGCCGAGTTTGCCGGCGCCTACCAGGCGGCCCACTGCGCAGGCCGCAACGCCACCTCGTACGGCGTGCTGTTCTTGAACGGCGTCGACGATCCGTGCACCGATGCGCAGGTCGCCTCGTTCCGCTGGCTGGTCGACGTCCTCAAGTGGACGCAGGCGGTGGCGCCGGGCGTGCGGATCGTGCAGCACGGCCAGGTCGCCGCCACGGCGTGCCCTGGTCGCATCGAAGAGCGCTGGGCGGAGTTGACGGCATGACCACCATCATCGTCGCCGTCATCGGCGGTGCGTTCGGCCTGGCCACGATCTGGCTACAGGCACGGGTGCATCGAGATAACCGCAGTGACCACGCCAAGACTGCTGCGACGGTCGATTCGATCGCCGCTGTCGTCGGCGACATGCGTGCCGATCAGATCGAGATCAAGTCCGACCTGCGCGAGGTGAAGGCCGATCTGCGGGATCACTCGCAACGGCTGCGCATCGTCGAGGCCGAGCCAGCCCCGAAGCCAGTCCGACGCAAGAAGGAGAGCGCCTGATGCCCACCGTCTCGCAGTTGCCTGCGCAGCTCGACGCCGAGTGTGTCGCCGGTGACCCGTTCACCATCTCGGTCACGTCGAGCGGGGCGACGATCACGTCGCCGACGCTAACGATCCGCGACGGCCTCGGTGCGGTCGTGGCGGTGTCGCCGACGGTGTCGCAGGCGGGCGCCGTCACCACGGTGGCATTCAGCGCCGCCAACACCACTGCGCTCAAGTCGTCGGGCCAGACGAAAGCCGAGTACCTGTTCAGCCTGTCGGCGCTGGTGGACGGCCAGGGTCCGTTCCAACTGATCGCCCGGTCGCTGACGGTGTGGCCGGTCGGTACCGCCGGGGTGGCGACGTCGTCGTCGGCGTCGCTGGCGGTGACGGTCGGCGGTGCGGCTGTGTCGCTGTCGGTTGCGCTGGGCATCGGTGCCGGTGCGCTGATCGCGACGAACAACCTGAGCGACCTGGCGTCGGCGGCGACGGCGAGGACGAACCTCGGGCTGGGCACGGCTGCGACCACGGCGGCGAGTGCCTACGCACCGGCGATGAACATCGGTACGCCGATCTGGCGAACGGGTGGCTATGCGTCGTTCCCGATCTTCCCTAACAGCACTACCGGAGCGTCAGCCGCCAACGGAAACCTGCATTTCGTGCCCGCCATGTTCGATCGCGACACGACGGTTGACCGCATAGCGTGTGAGGTGGCAGGGACTGCCGGCTCCACCGGATCACTGCATCGCCTCGGCATCTGGACCGACTCCAACGGCGCGCCGGGCACGTTACTGCTTGACGCTGGCACCGTGGCGACGGACTCAACCGGGTTCAAGGAGATCACGATCTCGCAGGCGCTCAGTGGGCGGACTGTGTACTGGTTGGGAGCGGCCCAGCAGGGCGCGCCAGCAACACGAGCATCGCTGCGCGGCACGTTCTGGCGTGCGCCAATCATGCCGACTTCACTGTCGTTCAACGTAACCCATTCATGGCTGGCGACTGGAGTCACCGGAGCACTCTCATCGTCGCCAACGGTGGTATCTGACGCCAACTCTGTCGCACCCGCTATTGCACTGAGAGTGAGTTGACATGACCACGCTCACCACCTACGGCCCCGGCGGCTACGACCCGACCAAGCCGAACGGCAACGTCATCGCCGTCGAAGTACTCGACGCACCCGCCGACCCGACACCGACCCCACCGACGATCGAAGCGAAGGTCGACGCCGTCATCGCTGCCGTGGCCGCACTGGTCGACGACCGACACGCCGACGCTGTCGACGCCCTCGCCACCGTCACCACCGAAGGAACACCCACATGAGCCGTCACCTGTTCACCCGAGCGTTCTGGGCCGACGCCGCCGAGCGCGCGATCAAGACCGCCGCCCAGGTCGCGCTCGTCGCCATCGGCCAGGACGCTGTCGGCGCCGACCTGTGGGGCGCCAACCTCGGCAACGTCGCTGCGCTCGCCGTGTCGGCGGCGCTGGTGTCGCTGCTGACGTCGATCGCATCCGCTCGAGTGCCGGGCATGTCGCCCGCCTCGGTCGTGCCGCCCGGTCTCTGAGCCGGGCACCAACGCCCGGTGTGCGCCGGGCACAACGCCACAGGGAGGCAACAGTGAGCAAGGCCCAGCCAAGCGTCGACATCGACGCCATCCTCGCCGCGAACGTCCGCAAGCGGGTTGGCGGCAAGTGCAACGTCTGCACGGCGCTCGCCGCCATGCCCGACGAGTGGCGCGACAAGTTCGAGGCAGCCCTCGCCGACACCGAACGGTTCTCGGCGTCGTCGCTCATCGGGGCGTTCGACCGGATCGACGTGACCCTGGCGCGAGGCTCGATCGAGCGGCACCGTCGGCGCGAGTGCGTGGGCAGCCGTGGCCACGCCTGACATCGACGCCGTGCTGGCGGCGAGCACGGTCGACCGCCAACAGGTCGACGACGTGAAGCGCAAACTCGCCGACGTGCAGCATCAGTTGCAGGTGGCCGACAGCGCTCGCCGCCGAGCCGAGCAGGAACTGTCGGCGATGCTCCGGCTCGACAAGGCACGCCCGGCCGAGCCGCCGAAGTGGATGCGCTCGCCGCGCAAGGCCAGCGCCCACAGCGGTACGCCGTGGCTACTGCTGAGCGACCTGCATTTCGATGAGGTTGTCGACCCGGCGCAGATCGGCGGTGTCAACAAGTACGACCGCGCCATCGCTGAGATGCGGCTACGCACCACGGTCGAGCACACGGTGAAGGTCTGCCGCGACTACTGGACCGGCGTCGCCTACGACGGCATCGTCGTGCCGCTGGCCGGCGACCTGTACGCCGGCGACATCCACGAAGAACTGAAACACACCAACGCCGACACCATCATGGGTTCGGTGCTGCACTGGAGCGACCAACTCGCTGCCGCGCTGTCGCTGCTCGCCGACGAGTTCGGCAAGGTGCATGTGCCCGTCGTCGTCGGCAACCATGGCCGCACGACTCGCAAGCCGATGGCCAAGTTCCGGGCTCGGACGAACTGGGACTGGTTCACCGGCCATCTGCTCGCCCGAGAGTTCCGCAAGGACAACCGGATCACGTTCGACATCGCCGACTCGGCCGACGCCCTAGTGCAGTCCTACGGCCACACGGTGTGCGTGACGCACGGCGACCAGGTGACCGGCGGCTCTGGCATCGGTGGTATCTGGCCGCCGATCATGCGGCTCGACGCCCGCAAGCGTGCCCGCTACGCCGCCGTGCAGCAGCCGTACGATTTGCTCGTCATGGGGCACTGGCACCAGTTGACGTGGGGACCGAACTTCATCATCAACGGCTCACTCGTCGGCTACGACGAATACGCAGCGGTGTCGAACTTCGGCTTCCAGGAACCGGCGCAGGCGCTGTGGCTGATGACGCCGGAGCGTGGCCGCACATGGATGGCGCCGATCTACGCTCAGGACCGTGCGAAGGAGGGCTGGTGACCAGCACCGCCATCGTCGTCGTCTGGCACGACGCTCACGCTGACCGTGCGGGCGGCTGGGTGCTGCCCGCCGACATCGACGCCGAGCCCTACCGGGTCACGACGGTCGGGTGGCGCATCGACCCGAAGCCGGGCCATGTCTCGCTTGCTCAGTCGATCGGCGACGACGGTGCGCTCGACCACATCATCCATATTCCCGACGGCATGGTGATGGAGGTGACCGAGCTGTGATCGACATCACCACCGAACTGGCCCGCCTTGTTGCTGATGCGAGAGGCCACGGCCTGACGAGCATCGACCTGCTCTCGCTGGAACGGCTGCTCGTCCGTGCCGATGACCAGCGCCGACGGCTAGAGCAACACCGTCGCGACCTGATGGCCGTGTACGACCTGCTACCGCCTCACAACTGAGTCGCTCGCTGCGCCCCCTGAGCAGCCCGACGCCACGCCCCTCGCCGCAAGGCGGGGGGCTGTTGGCGTTTTTCTGACATTCCCTCTTGACAGTGTAACGGAACTATGGTTAGATACTGACATGAGCAACACCGCAACCGCCACCAACACCGCCGCCTTCCAGATCGGCACCACCTACAGCACCGGTCGGGCCGACTACGTCTGGACCTTCACCGTCGTCGGCCGCACGGCCAAGTTCATCACCATCGAGGATCAGTGGGGCGACATCATCCGGGTCGGCGTTCGGGTGTCGGGCGATCGTGAAGTCGCCCTGCCGCTCGGCTCCTACAGCATGGCTCCGGTCATCTCCTCGGATCGCCCCGAGTGAGTCCTGCCAGCCAAGGCCCCACCGCTTCGGCGGTGGGGCCTTTCTTGCTATCTGGAAAGTTTCTCAGATTCCCTCTTGACGCAGTAACGGAACTGTGGTTAGATACTGACATGACTTACCGCATCGCTCCCGCCCCGAAGAACGCTCAGTTCACCTGCTTCGACTGCGCCGACTGCGGCCACCCGGAGCTCGGGTCGCCGGTGTTTCTCGCCCGTGATGGCGGTTCGCCGACCGCCTTCGGTTCGGGGTGCGCCGCCCGCCTGCTCGGCCTGCCGGTCGCCGAGGTCGCCGCCACCATCGCCGCCACCCAGCTCGCCGAGGTCATCGCCGCCGACTACCGGGCCAGCAACGCCTGGAGCGACTTCAGCGCCTGCCTGCCTGGCCGGGTCACCGCCAAGTTCATCCGCGACACGGTCGCCCACACGGGCTGCCCGACCGAGACGGTCGAGGCAATCGGCGGCCTCTACAAGATCCTCGCAGCGGTTGGCGCAGTCAGGTCGTTCCGCGAGATCATCGCAGCATGACCGCAGCCGACCGCCAGCGGGCCTACCGCCAGCGCAACGGTGCCAGGGTCGGGCAGTCGCCCGGCCCTTCGCCGTCTGCGCCGTGCGGCACGGTGTCGGCATGGAAGCGGCACCAGCGCAACGGCGAGCCGATCTGCGCTGCGTGTCGAGCGGCGTGGGCCGAGTACCAGCGGGAGCGGTACCGGGCGCGCAAGGACTGACGGCGTTTTTCTGACATTCCCTCTTGACGTCGTAACGGAACTGTGATTGAGTCTCGCTCGTGGGGAACACACCAACCGGAGGGGCTGACGCTCTGACCGCCATTATCCAAGCCCGACACCAGAGCGGTGGCGTCGTGAACGGCCCGCAGATCGACGCACACCTGAACACCTACGGCAGCCTGTCCAAGCACAAGGCGCCCTCGGTCGTGCAGCACAACCACGGCGCCCGGCACTACATCTCGCTCGGCATCGGCAGCGTGGCGCTCGTCGCCACCACCGCCGAACTGGTGCAACTGATCGACGGTCTGTCCGACGTGCTCGGCGACGTGCGCATCGCCGACATGCGGGCCGTGATGGCACCGCTGCCGGAGGTGGCGTCGTGATCGCCGACTGGTCTGACCGGCTGGCCGCTGTGGCCTGCCTCGCCGTGTGGGCTGCTGGCACCTACGCCTGGCTGCGCTGGTGCGACCGATGAGCCGCCAACCGTTCACCATGCTGCTCGGTGGCCACGTCGCCAATCTGCGGCCGCTCGCCGACGCTCGCCCGTTCGACTGGATGGACGACGAGCCGCTGACGGCGCTCGACTTGCAGCTCATCTGCGCCGTGCTCGGCCGCAGCGACATCAAGGCCGTCCGTGAGGCGGGCCGTCGCCTCGAGCACCACCATCGCCGCACCGCAACTCCCCTCAGCGGTGCAGGCCGCCCAGGCGTTCCCCGTGGAATCGGGTCGCAGCGCCTGGGCGTGATCGACCCCGACGGAGGTGTGGCGTGATCTGGCACCTGTTGGCTTTCGCCGCCGGCGTGCAGCTCGGCCTTGCCGTCACCCTGTGGCGGCTCGGCGAGCAGCGCCAGGCGCTGCAGGACGAAGCCGAACGGCTCGACGAGCGTGCCGCCGAACTCGACCACCTGTGGAACATCGTCATCAGCGAGCGGCGCGGGGAGTGCGGGCGGTGAAGCAGATCAACCAACTACATACATCAGGGGAGACAATGAATACCGATCCATGCATTGAGATTGTGACCGTTACGCCGCCATTGGCGGCTGAGTGGCTCACGAGAAACCTGAAGAATCGCAAGGTCAGATTTAGCCAGGTAAACAAGTTGGCTCACGCCTTCAGTGTTGGGCAGTACATCTTGACCGGCGAGACTGTCAAGTTTGACGTCAGCGACGCGCTGATTGATGGGCAGCATCGCCTGCTGGCCGTCATCAAGGCCGATGTAGCGGTGCGAATGATTGTCGTTCGGGGCCTGCCTGTTGAGGCCTACGAGATCATCGATTCGGGCATCAAGAAGACCGTCGGAGACAGGCTGGGTGGATTGGGTGTCAAGAACTCCAACGACCTGGCTGCGATGGCTAAGTTTGCCATCGCGCTGCGCAGGG